TTGATAAAATCTATTGATTCATCATAGTTATCTTTACATACCCAAGGAAGTAGTGCAATGTCCAATCCATCGAAGTTTACAACTTGTGGCTCTTCGTAAAGTTTCAAATCATCTTCAAATAATTCACGAATAGAATTTACTTTGTTTGTGTTTCTATAATAGACATCGTGGTTTCCAAGAATACAATGCATCTCAATATTTTCATCACGAAGTCTGTCCATAAACCGTGTTCGTATTTGATTGAGGATGTTGAAATTGACGAACTTGCGTCTATCCATCAAATCGCCTGCGTGTATGATCGTCTTTATGTCGTGTTCTTTGATATATGGAAAGAACACACCATCAAAGAACTTCATAAAATAATCGAAGAAAAGTTGTGAATCTCCTCTAGCCGAGAAATGGCTATCATTCAGAAAGGCTATCTTCACTTTTATCATCCTCTAAAACAGAATCCAATGTATTCTTCTTTTTGGTTTTCTTCTTTTTGGCTTTCTTTTTCTTTTTCTTTGGTTCAAATTTTTTGATATCATTATCGGTCAAGTTGAAAAATTCTTTTATTGCTTGATCATAAGATTTGTCTTCAAAATAATTATCTTTGTACAAGTGACGCAAAATTCCTTGTTCGTCTTTTTCTTGTAAAGATTTGAATTTGATATAAGACTGCTTCTTCTCTTTTTCAATTCGTCTTAGAAAGGCATAGTATATTATTTGGGTGAAATATGAAAAAGGATTTTTAGATTTAGACGGATCAAAATTATGAGCATACATTATACAATTTTCTATACCATCGCCAATCATTTCTTCTTTGTAAGAATAATTCATAAAGTTAGGCTTATATGCCAAGTGTTCTGCTATCTTTATGAAACATTCTCCGATATATTCGTTGATTGGTGGTCTGGATTCCCCACTATTTTCTGCTTCGTTTACCAAATCTTTCCACTCAACCATCGCTTCAAAGAACTCTTTATTATTCACATAATGATGTGAATTTTTTCCACCTTTAGGCATATAAAACTCCTGATACTATGACATAATCATAACATAACCTTTCCACTTTTCAATTTTTATTTCAAATAATCTCTAATATCATTAGACCAATCGGTCCACTTATTTCCATAATCTTTCTTATCAACATCTTCATCTCCGGTGTATATGTCAGTAATTTCTTCTTGCCCGGAAGCATCATCATTTCTTCTAAGGATATCTTGTATTTCTTCTTTCAAAGATTCTGGATCTAATAATCCATTATCAATCAAATTTTGAAACACTGATGGAGGCACGATCATATTCATCATGATGAAATCATTCATATCTTGTAACTCTGGCGGAAGATCTTTGTCTGTATCTTCCTCTTCCTCTTCCGATTCTGATTCTGAAGGGAATCCTAAGGCTTGCATAATGCTGTTTGTCATATCACTAAAGAAAGATTCATTTTTATCATCCAAATCGTTTTGAAATTTTATTGTATTTTCTGTTGGATCAATATCTTCTCTTTCTTTTTCTAAGTCATAAAGGTGTTCTGAAGATTCGTCAGGCTTGATAAACGATGCAACATGATCTTCGGGAATCGACATTTTGATTTGATCTGTATATTGAAGCCAATTTCGTAGAATGGTTACTTCTTTTTGTCTTCCTAGAGGATCTATCATATAAGAAGTTTTGAAAATCATCGGTCGTTCAAGAATAAATTTACCTCTCTGCTTTCCTACAATTCGGGTAATAATTTCCTCACCGCTTCGTAATTTCAAAATCCTGTACGGAGAATTTTTCATCTTTTTATCTCCTCTATGTTTGAATCACAATCTGATTAAAATCAAATTGCTCATTCTCGTAAATCCGCATTCGTTCCTCTAAGTGCCTATATGTGTGATTGACATATTTTTTATACCTCAAATCATCACTTATATCATACAACTTTACCTTACTTTTGTTCTCCGTTTTTCTCAATCCTCTACCTATGGATTGCAAAACTCGAATAACTGATCTGGACGGAGAAGCAAAAATGATGTTGTTTATATTTCGTATGTTGATTCCTGTAGAACATGTTCCGTATGATGCTACAAGAATTGCATTTTTCTCCTTTTCAAGAATATTTCGAATATCTTCTCTCTGTTCTACCTCTGTCTTTCCGTGAATCAAAAATACTTTCTTGTTCTTACACCTTTTCTTTATCTTCTCAAAAAGCGGGATGCCATGTTCTTGAACAAAATTGAATAAGATAAGTGTGTTTCCTTTGATCTTGTGTGCCAAATCTACAATAAACTCATTTCTCTTATTACTATTTATCAACCATTTGATTTCATCGTGGTATCTTACCCTTTTATTCTCTTGAATTTCTTTCATTGTGTATTTTAGGGTAACACAGTCAATTGACAAGGTTGAAAGTAATTCTTTTTCCATAAGTTTTTTGGTACTTGTTGGTTGATACACTTTCCCAAATAACCCTTCAAGTACCAACTTGTGCGTCATCGACCCATCTAAAGTCCCTGTAGTCCCTATACGGTAAGGGCAATCGACTAATTTGGTCATAATGCTTGTGAGAGACTTACTTTTGAATAAGTGTGCTTCATCCCCGAATACTGCACCAAACTGTTTGAAATATTCTGCTGGCATTTTATACAGACTTTGCCAAGTAGAAACAAATACTTTTTTATCATTATCTTTATCTTGACCCGAATAAATTTTATGACACTTCTCTTCAACATCCCAATCATTATTTTTAGAATAGTCTTGAAAATCGTTATACATTTGGGCAACCAGTCCTGTTGTAGGAACTATTATCAACATCTTTTTATTCTTAGGAAGAATGTCACAATAGTATCTTACCAACGCATAGATGATCAAAGACTTTCCTGATCCTGTTGGAGAAAGAAGAAGACATCTATTCTTATTGATGCATTTGGTGATGGCTTCAACTTGATGCTCATAAGGTTGGAACGGTATGTTCAAACGAACATCAAGAAAATCAATTACCTTGTTATTTGGAATTTTGTTCTCTTTTCTGGAGAACTTCTTTGACTTTATTTTGTAGTTTCTATCTTTTGCGAACTGAATAATATAGTCATACAATCCAGAATATATTGTATGTCTATGATAGTTGAATAGTCTTATTTTACCATCCCATACCTTGTTCTTATATGCTGGAGTATATTGGTAATTGGGAACTTTGAAAGTAAAGAAATCCGACAATTCTTTAGCCATTCCCTTCTCGCAATCTATCTTCAAATAGACATCATCGTGTGGCTGAATTTCTAATTCATCAGGTTCCATTGGTGAATTTGATCCAATCTATTGCTTCCCTAATGAGCCATTGACGATTCACAATCATTTTGATAATGTCTTCAAGATACTGAACCTTTCTTTTCTGTAATTCTATTCTACTTCTGGCTTCAATAATAGCATCATCTGAATCCATAAACTTGTCAACATCTTGTTTTAGAATATGTAAACTAAAAGGTTCCCAACCAAATTCTTCCAACTCTTCTTGACTTATTTTGCCAGTATAATACAACCATTTATACTTTCTCAATTTGCTATAATCATTGTTGTGTTTGGCTAACACCAATTTTTCATCAGTAAGAATGATCAAGTATTTGTTGTGGAGTTGTGGAGTTTTGATGGCTTCTTTGTCTAGTTCTGTATGATCTATGGCAATATCTGCTTCAACACTGTTTTTGATATCTTCTAACCGCATAACTCTCCTTGATATATTGTATAATTATACCATCAAAGAAGATAAAGTCAAATGTTTTATATTGGGTTGATGTCATAATGTCTATACTGGAAGGATGCAGTAGCAATAACTGGCTCTGTTTCTGTTATCGAAGAATCAAAATCTATAGGACCAAGATTTACGGGGAATAAATCAATAAACGAAACTGCGTATTTGGGTCGATATGCACTTGACAATATAATCAATTCTGCTTCCGATTTGTGCTGTTCTAACGGAATATATTCGATGAAATCTTCAACATTTCCCATATCCCTCATCCATTGATATATTTCTATCCAGTTCTTCATTTCTTCATCTACTATGAAAGAAATTTCTAAAGAATCAAATTCATATCGTGTCCCTGCCACCTTTACCCTTGTGCCATATTTGGTCGGTGCTTCAATAAAGCCGAAAGACAAAGAAGGAAGAGTAACTTTCTGACAAAAATATGTAACCATAGGAGTTCGTTCTATTGCAAACTTGAACGAATTGTTGATCAAATAGTTATCAGTAGAGGGTTGTCTGTTAGAGGCAGTCTCATAAAAATTACCTATTCCAAACTGATCTCCTGATATTCCTGCTGGATCATTAGGCATAAAGTATCTCCTGTATAATATGTATATAAAAAACAAGGAGCCTCAGATGAGACTCCCTGTTTCGAATTTCTAACGATTACCCGTTACTTAT